GCAACAGGCACTGATTGGCCCGAAAGGTGGCATACCACGACGCCGCAAAGAACCTTTTAGGAAACCGGAAGACACGCCTAAAGCACAAGAGCCTACACCAACACCAGACATACTTACTAAAGAGCGCCTTGATGACTTAGGTATTAGACCGTCTGCATTTGTTCGTAAGACTGTTGTCAACAGAGACCTCAATGAACCTAAAGTACGAGAGCGACTACAAAAATTTGCTGATAATTCCAGACTTGGTAGTACGCAAGCCCGTGCAAATGTAACGCGGTTATTAGAAGGAACATCAGAGAGGCAACTTAGTCTGTTAGATCAACAGTTGCTCGATGTAATACAAAACAAAGAAAAGCCTTTAAGCGACAAAGATTTTTCTAGACTTGAAGAACGTCTCACAAAGAAACAGTACGGGGAAGTTGATCCACGTGTTACCACTGCTTTTAAAACAGAGTCTGCGCGTAGACAACAGGCAAAAGAAGGAACTGAAGTTACATCTGTTCCGGGGCAGGCAAGAGAAGCTGTTACACCTGAACAAGTTACAGCAACACCCACAACAGAAGAAACAACGGTTAGAAAACCTAGACTAGGTGATGACCCCATAGTTCGAAACCGACTAAATAATTTAAAAAAGAACCTTAAAGACGATTCTACGTTTGATCGGTACTCATCAGCAAATATAAATACTATTCCTGACGACCAAGATCCCGTCACTGAAAACGACAACAAGATAGTCGCTAACAAGTTAAAAGTAGGCACTAAAAATAATGTAGAAGATAAAGCAATCGAGGCTTACTTAGGACGACGTGAGCGAGTCATTGATGGGTTAGACGCCGCTATTTATGATTTGGTTGTTGAGAGCGAAATAGATACAAATCAAGAAGGTCGTTCTGAAGCAGATAAAAAGTTTTTTGCAAATACTGGTGCCACAGTTGATATAAAAAGTCCTGATGGAAATTCTGCCGCAGGTCGCGTCGTTGCGTGGGCAGAAAAAAATCTAAGCAAAGAAACTAAGGCTTGGATGGAAAAACGAAAGAATACTTTAGAAAGGCAAGACAAACGGTTAACTGCAAAACGTGCTGGAAAAGATGCAGTTATTAGACAACGCGAGAGAGAGAAAGGACAACTAGATATCAGCACGCAAAGAGCGCGTGCAAAAGCAGAACTAGAAACATACGCCAGAGACGATCCGTTTATGACTCCTGCCGAGCGTAGACGTGCCAAGCGTGTCATGGCGGCTATCGACGATATTATGGACGACATGCCCTACGAGCTTCGTACGAGGGATGTTGTATTAGGTATAGAAATACATCCCGCCGCAGTTGCCGCACTAAAGGATGGAGACATTGCAGGAGCACTACGACTCGTAGCGGCTACACCTGATAAAGATGTTGCGCGTTTTGCACGTGTTTTTGCCAAGAATATTGGCGATACAAAAGTTGAGTTGTTTTCGTCCACTGCCGAGGATAGCCTTGCGGGTTCGTTTGATCCCAAGACCAACACAATCCGCCTGAATACAGCTAACGGAATTAGACAACATACGTTATTGCATGAGGTTGGTCACGCACTAACTTCGGCAACGTTAGCTAATCCTTCGCACCCGCTAACCAAACAACTTAACACGCTCTACAACGACGTTAAGGATATGCTCGGTACTGCTTACGGCACTCAGAGTCTCGACGAGTTTGTTGCAGAAGCACAGTCTAATCGGCAATTCCGTGCAGAGCTTGCAGGTATCAACCCTGACGGATCAAAGGTAAACGCGTTGCAACGCTTCTTAAATAGCGTAGGTAACTTCTTACGACGTTTGATTGGAAGAAATAACAAGAGCATAGACTCTGCTATGACTCAAGCTGACGCGTTAATAAATGAAATCCTTGCGCCTGCACCTGAGTCCCGCGATGCAAACATACTTGCCATGGAGAGCACTCATGACGGTGTGCAGGATGAAATGCGTACACTGGGGCGAATACAAAAAGTTGTTGGTAAGCCTCTTACTAAAAAAGGTCGTGAAGAGTTTGGACAATCATTTAAAGAAACAGTAGTTGGCTTAGGTGAACAGTACGGAAACATCCCATTAAAGTTTTTGGATATGAGTGGGTTTGTTGATGCGGCGAGAGCCACTAACGCAAAACTAGGTGCGGTAGCGCAAAAATCGCTTGTTGCAATGGAAGAGATGCGAGGATCTACAGCACTAAGAATTCAATCTACACGTGAAGCAATCAAACCCATAGAGCGGTGGTTTGACAACGCAACTCCAGAACAAACAAAACTAATAAACGACATCATCTATAGTCGTGAGTATGGCGCCACCATATTCCAAGTAGACCCAACGTTAAGCCGTGCGGAGGCAGAGAAAAAATACAAAGGTAAGCCCAAAGACGGAAACGATCTATGGGCTATCTGGCAAGAAAACCAAAAGCAGTGGAGCAAATTAGATCCTGAAGGTAAAAAAGTCTACGAAGACATGCAGACGTTTTACCGAAAACAGTTTGAAGAACTGAAAGAAGTCATATTTAGTCGTATTGAAACTATGGCTGATGGCGATACACAGACCATTGCTAAGTTAAAAACTGAGTTTGAGAAAAAACTATTTGATAAAAAAGGAATGGAAGTCTATTTCCCTTTGATTCGTGAAGGTAGATACAAAATAGGTTTCCGTTACAAGCCCGGCAAGACACCTAAAGGGCAGGACAATTTTGTATTTGAGATGCACCAAAATAAAAGCGATTGGTTGGCACAGCTTCGTGAAATAGAAAACAATCCTGACATGGAGTTGGTTCGTTCTTCTGATAATGAATCGTTTGTTAACTATGCCAAAGAAGCGCCTTCAACATCGTTTGTCAACCAAACTTTGCAGATGATGGAGGGCAAAAATGTAAACGCTGACGTGCAGGAAGCATTTTTGCGGATGGTAGTTTCCACGTTGCCAGAATCTTCGTTGGCTCGTTCACTACAATCACGTAAGAACACAGCAGGTCACGAAAGTGACGCCCTTTATGCGATTAAAACTAAAGGGTTTGACTTAGGTAATCAGATAGAAAAACTTAAATTTTCAGGGATTATGCAAAATGTTCTGTCTGATCTAGACAAAGTAGGTAAGACAGAGATTGGAAAATTTGATCCAAGAGAACAATGGACACTCACTCAATCGATTGAGGATTTGCAGGGGCGAATTAGGTTCGCCATGTCAGGTGCTAAATACAAAGAAGTTGAAGGATTTGTACGCGTTGCTAACCAACTAGCATTTGTCGGCACTATTGGATTTAACGCGGCCTCGGCTATTGTACAGACCGCGCAGGTTCCTATGGTTGTTATGCCAATGATGATGGCTAAGTATGGCGTAAGACCTACGTTACAAGCTATGTACCGTGCCATGCGTATAGTTACAAGCGCTCGCAACCATCGCCCTGAAGTGATGGATTTTTCTAAGTTGTCGGGAAAGTATTTTGCTGAAAAAGCCACTGATTTGGCGGATAAGTTTTCACCTGCGTACGGTATAGATACGTACTACAAGCGTGTAGGTGATGATTTTGTTGTGCGAGAAGATTTAGATTTAACACCAGACCACATAAAAGAGTTGAAAGAATTTGCGCCTCTTGTAAAACGTGCATCCGAACGTGGGCATTTGAATCGATCTTTTATTGCTGACGCAATCGGTTTGCTAGAAGGTGCCCGTGCTCAACGTAACGACACGATGGGAGCGAAATTTCTATCTACCTTGGACACAGGCACCGCCATATCTGCCATGATGTTTAACCAAGCTGAACGATTCAACAGACAAGTTTCTATGTTGATGAGTTATGACTTAGCTAAACAAGAGGCGGCAAAAACAGGTAAACGTGTTGACAACGATACGCTCATAGAAAATGCTTTCAGAGAAACGCACCAGCTTAATGGTGGGTCTACACTAGAAACAGCGCCCCCTGTAGTGCGAGCAAACATAGGTCGTGTTGCTGGTATGTATAAAACATACGGTATGCGTATGTACACCACGATGTTTAATGTAGGCGCGACCGCATTTGGGGTATACAACAATATACTAAGAAAACAAGGCGTGCCTGATGCAGAAATCAAGCAACGCATGACGATTGCGCGTAACCAAGCCTTTGGCATTCTTGGTTCTTCGGTGTTCTTCTCCGGTATTCATGGCGTGCCTTTGTACGGTGCAGTCCAGTTGGTGCACGATTTATTCTCACCTGATGAGGATGACGACCTAAACACAAAAGTACGAAACTACGTAGGCGAAGGTTGGTATAAAGGTGCGGTTAATAAGGCGCTTAGTGAAGCTGGAGTAGGTGTAGATGTTGCTTCTCGTATTCGTTTAACAGGTCTACTACTGCAGACTAACCGGTACAATAATGATCCCTCAATAGAAGAGACATTTATGTACTACGCAGGTGGTCCAGCGTGGAGTGTGTTCAAACGAGCAATGCGAGGTAAAGACGATATCTTAGAAGGTGAATTCCAACGTGGGTTAGAGAACATACTGCCAGTGGGTATTTCTAATGCTTATAAAGTATTGGATCGTTACCAAGAAGATGGGGGTGTCTACTCACGTCGCGGAGACCCTATCTATGATGATATTACCGGCGGTGAAATGGTGGGACAGTTTTTCGGGTTTGCACCGTCTGAGTACACACGCATCCAAGAAAACAATCAACGAGTTAAGAGAATTGATAATGCGCTATCGCGTAGGATGTCAAAGCTACGTAAAAAGTATTATCTGGCATACAGGCAGGGTGACTTTTCTGCCTTGCTAGACGTTAAACAAGCGATAAGAGAGCACAACATTAATCACCCTAGCTTTAAAATAACACCGGACTCAATCAAACGTTCGATGAAACAACACATGAAAACATCGGCTGAAATGTATAACGGCGTGACCTTATCTCCAGCGATGCGTGAAATTCTAAACGACCAACTTGAAGCAGAGCGTAACGGTTTTATAGCCCCTGAATAAAAAACCCCCTTCGGGGGACCAAAGGGGGGAGCAAGGAGAACGACAGAAGTATGAACACATAAACACCACTGTCAGGGCTATATTATCACACTTTCCGCCAAAATCGTACCCCTAGACACCCTGCTTCAATACGTAAGCGACTTTCTAGTTCCCAGCCTTTTTCGCCACATATCTTAATAACTTCTTGTGTAGCCGCTTCTGTGTTGATACAAGGCACAAAAATTGATGTACCGATACCCATGTTGTCCCAGTTGATTGCAATACGCACACCATCAGGTGCAATCTCATAAGTCCTCAAGATTTTCATCTTCGGGTTCCATATCAAACTTCATGGCAATCACGTCAGATGCAGGTAGCTGTAGGTTTGTGCCTTTAGTCAAGCGCACCTTTTTACGTTTACCGTTGCACTTTTTTATGACCTCACTAACCAAATGCGAATAGTTGATTTGTAGCTCGCCACACCACTCTTTTAACGGTTTTGGTTTAATATAAAACATCTTAGTGTCTGTTTCGTATCGAGCGATTAGACGCCCGCGTGCAATCTGCTCAGGGATTACGTACTGGTCTAACCCGTTATCGTGTGTGCCTCTGTTATCCATTGTGCTTTTTATTTGCAAGATGTAACTGATGTTCTCACTGAAGAAGTCATCTAACACGTCATAAACATTGCCACCCATCTCCAGCATGTTTCGTTTGTTCTGCGTAACAAGGTCGGTCACTGCCCAGTTAAAGATTTTTTGAACATCAAAGTCATGCAACCCAGCTTTTTTAGCTATGAGTAGACCGGATATAGTGGCGGCTATAGTCGCTGACCAAAAACGATTTTCAGATGTTAACTCAGCTTCAGTATCAATACGCTTCTGAACTTCTGTAACAAGCTGTTGACACGCTTTTAAATTTTTCATGACGTACTGTATGTATATGATCCCAGCGTGGCCGTAGTTGTTTAACAGGCCGTTCTCGAACGCATCGGTTACTTCCTTGTCTTTTACAGAATCAAAGATACGGTCCACGCGACATTCTAGAACCCGCTGTGCCTCTGCTTTCGGCATAGCTTTCGCCATGCTAATACGCTCCACAACACTAGTGTTAGCGGTGTACATCATCAGAAGACTCCACCGATCACCACGATAACGTTCGACATTTGCATTAGATGACATGCGTCCACGCTGTTGCCCACTGGTGCCTTGATACACAAGCTCTGACATTTGTTTGGATGACAGGTTAGTAATCTCATCAATACCTGTAGGCAGACTGTGCATCACTTCAGCACGGTTCATCTTGAAGTTTTTGCATTACGAGTTGCTCTGGATTACCCCAAATACCCGATGCCGCTAGCAACAATGCGGTTTTACCTACACCTGAGTCTTTATTGTAGAAAGATACGGTGCCGCAGTTGGTGTTCATAAACTGCATCAAAGGACTACCAAACCCCATACCAACCGCGAACTGTTGCAAGACAAATTTCTCATCGTTCCATAATGCGAGATTGTCACGCCATGCTTGATAAGTTCCTTTAGGTTCAAATGCAGGAAACAGTCCAACTGTCTGATTAGATGGTGGGTTGAACTCTATGGCGTCGGGAGTAACTTTTTGATTACCTAAAATAAACGCGCTCATATCGTCATTTGCCCAACCAAACTGACGGTGCGCTTGATCTGCGGTACTAGTAGCTTGTAACTCATCTACCCAATGCAGTGTGTATGTCATTAGTTCATCCATCTTTTTTAAGGTAACACCTCTAGAGGATAGCGTTTTGCGAAACTCCTCCGTCGCTGTGACCGAACTCATTGGTAAAGTAAACTCGCGTACGCCATCTTTTGGCAAGTGTAAACGCATTACAATCGCTTCACCCACTTCAGGATCATGCACTCTCTTCACAACATATAAATCGTTGTGGTACAACCGCTTTTCTTCTACGTCACCCTCTTCGTTGGTTGTTCTGATATAAACACCGCCGTTTACGCCTCGGACGTACGGTGGAGGAAACTTAGGTATCTCATAAGTTGTTTTGGGTTGGTTAGGAAGTTCGAGTGCCGGGGCTTCGACGTAGATACCATCTTCGCCTACTTCAGCTTCTTTGAGCCGTTTACCCAATACAATCGGCGATTTTATCTGCCCCCACTGCGGACAGTTTGGACACACGTCAGGATTAAACTCATCAAACTTAGCGCAGGTATATGGACCTTTAATCTGCCTGAGCTTTTCTTGTGTGTCTTCTGGCGTGTACTCAGGGTGATTCTTGGAGATAACGTGCATTGCTTTGTCGCTATCTACACAGAACTTTGCGATAGATAATCCTGCTCTCCAAAGAGGTTCGCTAGTTTCTTCTTGGTGTTGAATGATGTCTTTTAACTGCTGGCAACCATCACCACGCAACGTCTTTACCAAGATATCTTTGAACACGTTTTCCTGATTACCCATCAGGTTGTGCATAGTTTGGCTTAACTCTTTAGGTATGTGTTTAGTAGGAACTGGTATCGGTTCTCCACCAAGCAACTCAGAAAATGTGTCAAATACGACAACCTCAAACCGCTCACCTAAACCAAAAAAACCTACGTCTGATGGAGGAACGGTCTTGAAGTTATGTGTGTCAGGAACTCTTAACACACGTGCACCATCAGAGGTAACGGCGGGATCAGCTAAAAAGTTTTGTTTCGCGCACAGGCGCTTCAATCTTTCTGCTACAGGAAACCAATCCTCATAACATACTGGCTCTGACAAAAACCAATAGACATGCACCCCCCGACCTGAGTTAACCATCGTTGGGTTTGGTAATGTGTTGTCGCTACAAAACTTACGTAATGCTTTTATCGCTTCTTCTTGCGAAGTGAAATCTTTTGTAGGGCCACAATCGAGGTCAAGAAAAAACGATTGTAGATGTTTAATATTATCAACTTTACGAGAGTTAGCTTCTTTGAATGTTGCTAGCCCATAATAAACATCGTATCCCTGTTGGTCGTAGCGCATGGCGGCATCAACGACTTCAGTGATTGAACTATAGAATTTTTGTGTTTTTCGTTCGTCTGCTGATCTTGCCGCAAATATGCAATAGTGTCCGTCGCTACTTAACGCCCTCTCTAAAAATGTCTTTGTTTCCATGTGTCCACCAATCGTTTGCAACGTTACGACAGAGACGTTTGTCCCCCGCTCTGCCGTAACGCGGTTCAATTATCATTGTGACGAGTAACTCAACCGTCCCATTCATCGATAATTGCACTGAGATTTGCGCTATTTGCCGGTGCTGGAGCCGATTTCTTAACGACCTTAGTTGGCTCCTCGACAGCCGGTTCTTCGACAGGTTCATCAAACCCGTCTAAATCGTCAGTCTTTGGTGTTGGTGTTGGCGCACTTTGTGCAAACGGGTTGGATTCATTCGAATCATACCCATCAACGACATCAAACGGTGATACAGACTGACGCTCTGCCAGCTCTATTACCTGCACAGCACGTAGTCTTAACGATACCCCTGCGCCTATCGATGCGCTATAGGGAACACCAACAACAGCAATATTTACCACGCTGTTATTCGTTAGTTGGAAATCGTCAGGTAACTTTTGTGTCTTAGCGTCATACTGCACCGGCTTAAGAGTTTTTTCGCCGCTGTACGCACCTTTGAGATTAGCTTTGTACTTAAACATACCGTCGTCTTCTTTCTTAAACGGATTTTTAAGGTCAGGCCAGTTGGATTTTTTGCGTTCGTTGTATAGCGTCTTCATGTAGGAGTACAGCGCACGTGCTGTATCCTCATCGGTTTTGAACTGAAGGGTATACTCTGCGCCATCATCCAGCGCATCGCATGGCACCGATCTGTTTTCGGCGGTGTCAAAACGATAGGTACGATCAATCTTTGGATAGATTGCAGTCGCGTTCATGATTACATGTTGTTCAGTAGGCATAACAGTCTCCTAGTTTGCATTTGCAGGGGAGTAAACAAACCCGTCTACTTCTGCAAAGGGTTGCCTTTGTTGAGGCGGTTTAATTGAAATCGCTTCGTTCACCTCATCGCTTTGTGCCAATGAGACAACGAGATCTAGCTCCTCTTCATTGAGGGGGCGGTGTGCTTGAAAAAATAACTTTGGTACAGGGCTGTTCTGATCAAACGAACAACGCGTTATCACAGAGATAATCT